TGCTCTGTATCTCTCGACTCTCTATAAACTACGCTTCTTGGCGTGAGGTAATATGATGGAACTTCTTCGCCCCCTTTCTGATGCCAACTATCCCGCGCGCACGGTGGCCTATACTGACACTGCGGGGAGCACATCGACGTGGGCTCCAGGGCCTGAAGGCGTGGTGGTGTGGTCTACAACCACATGCTATGTAGCTGTTGGGGTGGGCGCTACGGCGACGACTTCAAGCACTCCAATTCCTGCCTACACGCCGATCCCGTTTTATTTGGAGCCTGGGTCTGGCGCACCGTGGCGCGTAAGTGCAATCCGCATCGGTGACAGCGGAAGCATTTACTGTAAACCGATCAACATTCGATGAGCTGGGGTATCGGCCTTCGCAACTCAGTGGCAATTGGCCTAGCGGGGATTGTCACACTTTTCTCTGGCACCCGCGATAGTGGGTCGTCTGTAAGCAACCTTCTCACCGAATCAGGCGACAACCTCGTGCAAGAGGATGGCGGCTTGATCTTGTTGGAGTAACCGATGGCCGTTCTTCTCTCTCCTGTGGGCGGCGTCGCAGCCCAGTTCTTTGACAACAACGGCAACCCACTGACGGGTGGCAAGCTCTACAGCTATTCAGCCGGCACAACGACGCCTGCGGCCACTTACACCAGTTCAGTGGGCACAACCGCCCATCCAAACCCGATTGTGTTGGACGCGGGGGGCAGAGTGCCTGGCGGGGAAATCTGGCTGACGGACGGGGTGATTTACAAGTTTGTCTTGCAGACCAGCACCAACGTGCTGATTGCTACCTACGACAACATCGTTGGCATCAACTCTAACTTCGTCAACTACACCGCTGAGCAAGAAATCCAGACGGCCACTGCGGGCCAGACGGTGTTCAACTTGGCCACTACTCAGTATCAGCCGGGCACCAACAGCCTGAGCGTGTTTGTGGACGGCGTGAACCAATACGGTCCAGGCGCTCAGTACGCCTACCTTGAGACTGACAGTGACACGGTGACCTTTGTGACCGGTCTACACGTTGGCGCCAGCGTTAAGTTCACCACGACTACACAGACTACTGGCAACGCGACTGATGCGTCTGTGGTGACCTATGACCCACCGTTTGCCAACTCTGTCGTTACAGACGTTGAGGCGAAGCTGTCGCAGTATGTCAGTGTCATTGATTTTGGTGCTGTTGGGGATGGAGTTGCCGATGATACGGTTGCTATTCAAAATGCGTTGAACAGCGGCGCAAAGTTAATAAGTATCCCAAATGGAACATACAAACTTACCAATACGTTATACATTCCAGAAGGAGCAACGTTAAAAGGCGCAGGTAAAGCAGCTACAACTCTGACGTGCTCATCAGATTTTACGCCAATCGCTATGCAGAACGTTGATGATGCATCTCTTGAAGGCGTACTAATTATTGCTGATTCAACGCAAACAACAGCTTTAATTGCATTAAACGCAACCACAAAAACTATTACCCGTTGTTCAATTAAAAATGTCCAAGGAAGCGGCTCGGCCACAGATTTTCCGTTTATATCTGCCGCAACTACAAATGGCGCCTATGGAAACTGGGCTCATTTGATTGATAATGTGTCTGTAAGTGGTTGCGGAACGGTATTTAGGGCAGAAACCGCGTTTGCAAATTCGTGGATAAATTCAATTTGTTTGCGTCATGTTTATGCAAATGATTTCATTCGCGGCATTAATTTAATTGAAACATCTGGAGATGGAGCGTCTTCCTGTACTTTTTTTGATTGGGCAGCACAAACATCTGCAAGAACTCAATTTGGCGCATTGATTGGTAACGCATCTGTTCTTGGCAAACAAATAGGCAATTCATTCACTGACGTTAGGTTTTATGATTTAATAGCGCCAGCACAAGAATATTTTATTGGCTCAAATGTTCTTGACACAACTATTCAAGGATTAAGTGTTGACACGCTTATTCCAGCAAGAATAACCGACGAGGGCGTGGGAACAGTTGTTAAAGGAATGAGTTTTCCGGATTATTTTACTTACAACGGAAGAACGATCAATGTACCAACAAGCACTGGATTCACAAGTGACACAAGTGGAACAGGAACAACCCAGCAACTTGCGCCATACATTCAACTGAGAACTGGGGGCACGTTAGGTAGTTTGGCTAGACTTTACACTACTAATACAGTGTCGGGATTAAGCCAAAACCAACTTTTTAATGTTGATTTTGGGCTTCCGTTAAAGATCTCATTTTTGCTGACTAGGATTGACGCTGGCGCTTCCAGTGTTGGGCGAATTCAACTTAAGACTACCCAGTCCGACGGCTCTTTGGCGGCAAAAGGCATTGGTCTTCAAATTAACAACTACAGTGTGTTTGGCGAAAGTTACGGGTCTACCGGAGCTACTGTAAATCTTGGGTTGACTTTAACCGATGCTGAAACTTACAAAATTGATATTGTCCACTATCCAGCATTACGAATTGAATGGTGGGTCAATGGTGTTTTGGCTTCAAAAACAAGTACAGTTGCCAACATCCCCTCTGGGTCTGTAGCTTGTTACTTGCAAAATTCATTGTCAAATGTTGCGGCAAATGATGTTCAGATGTTTGTCAGCGCCATTCAATTAAAATCGCCAAATAGCTGACTTAGGAATTAGATTATGGCTGATTTAAAAATTTCTCAACTTACTGGCGCAACAACTCCATTAGCGGGTACGGAAATATTGCCTATTGTACAAAGTGGCAGTACGGTCAAAGTCAGCGTTAATAATTTGACGGCAGGCAAAGAGGTTCCAGCTTCAAAAGTAACGATTGCTACTGGCTCAGACGCTTTATCAATTTACATTAAAGGTAGATCTTCTGACAACCAAAGTAATATTTTCTTTGTTAACGCCGCAGATAGCGCTCAATATGGATACATCAATGCAAATGCCTCAGAAATGGTGGTCAGCAGCATTGGTGCTCGACCACTTTCGTTAGGTGCTTCTGGAGCTACGGCTTTCCAAATTAGTACCGCTGGCAATCTTGTCCCAGTCACCGCCGGCAAAGGCATCGACTTTTCCGCCAACACCCCCGCAGCGGGCATGACGAGCCAGTTGTTGAATTGGTATGAGGAGGGGACTTGGACGCCTGCGACTACTGCCGCTGGTGCAACTTATGTCGTACAAACGGGCCAATACGTAAAAGTAGGGAAGGTCATCACCTGTACCGCAAACATTCAATGGAGCGCCCATACAAACGCGGGAGCAAATTTGCAAATATCGGGTCTGCCTTATGCCTCAAGTAGTTCTGCAACTTATCCTTCTGGAACAATTAGCGGCAACTTAATAATCGCCACTGACCATTCAATTCAGACATACATAATTCCATCAACATCAACAATCACATTTCTTGATTGTACAGATACCACTGGCGGATCTACATCTTACGCCATTCCTGCATCAGCAAACATTTCAATAAACTACACCTACATTACTGGTTAAAAAATGTCGATCACAAAAGTTTCATATTCAATGATCAACGGCGCAACAGTTAATGTATTGGATTACGGCGCTGATTCAACAGGAACAACGAATTCCACTTCTGCGTTTGATGCAGCGATAGCAACTGGGAAGTCTGTGTATGTGCCAAAAGGCACGTACAAAATCAATCTTGTTCTTTCAACGACCGGAGTAAGGATATTTGGTGAAGGTACTGGGGTGACTATTTTGTCTCCGTACACCGCTTCAAATCCAGTAATTACCATTAACGGTGACATTGCCGGAACAGTCATTCAATATTTTGATTTTTCCAATTTTTCAATAGTTGGTAATGCAAGAGCTGGCGATGGCATCAAGATCATAAACACGGCCGATACGCATGGCTGTGATCGCATTTCAATGTCAAATGTTGACACATTATCCTGCGCCTACGGATTTAATTGCGCCGGCCGCAGCATCTGGAATTACTTTGAAAATTGCGCTTGGGATGTCAATACCGACGGCGTTCACATTGAAACAGATCAGGCAATAAACAGCTGGTTGTTTAATGAGTGCTTTACAAGACGGAATAACCGTCATGGATTTTACGCCTACAAAACAGACATTTCCGTTTCAGGAATGATCGGATTTACTTTTGTTAATTTCAATAGTGAATACAACGGAAGGGATGTCTCTCAACCAGTCTCTTATGGCGTTTACGTCAATGGGGCTACGGGTTGGTTGTTTTCAAATCTTACTCTTGAAAACAATGGCGACACTTTGACAAGCGAAGAAGGTTATGGTTTGTATGTAACTGGCTCCCTTGGCCGGAGCGTTATTGTTGATGGTTGTTGGGCAGTCAATTCAAAACATCCAATTAAATTTGACGGTCAAAAGAAGTCAGGGAGCATTAACAACGTATATTCTTTGGCACCACTCTATGGCGGAACAGGGATTGAAATCACCGCGGATTGGTTGAACGATGAACCAAAAATTGAAGTTGGCCCGGTTATTAATGGCACAATTTCTATCTCTTATGATGCAAATGCTAATTTTCCAACTGTAACTGGTGTTGACTATTACGGCAGTGCACAGACGACGCTGTCGTTAAAAAATCGCAAGAACGTCACAATTAACACCACTGCCTCAACATCAAATATCGCAACGATTACCGGACTTGTCAGTGGAGATGTTGTCTTTTTGTTTAACTTTGCAAACACCGGTACAAACAAGATCACATTGGCATCCGGCTTGATGGCGAGCGGTGTGGCTTACGACATCAATGCTGATACAGGCAAACAATTTATGGTGCTTGGGTTCCCTGCAAACGGAAAACTTGTGCCAATTTGATCTTTGCAATGCAATAGCAACCGCGCTGCCTAGCGTTGTTGTTGGCGTTGCTTTGTATGTCAAATAAAATGGTTGTAATATACACACTGTACCGGCCCAGTTGACCGGGGAATCTTAGGATTCACAAATGACAGAAGAAGTGCAAATCTCAGCGGAAGTGCCCGCGCCAGAACTGGAAGCTACGGCAGCCCCAGAAACTGAAGTTATTCAGCCGGAAGAAAAGCCATCGGAAGCTAGCAAGACCTTCACACAAGAAGAACTTGACGCAGCCATTGGTAAACGCCTTGCTCGTGAGCAACGCAAGTGGGAACGTGAACAAGCGCAGCGTGTGGCTCAGGCCCAGGCTCCGCGTATGCCGGTGGAGATTCCGCCTGCGGATCAGTTCGAGTCGGTTGAAGCGTATGCTGATGCATTGGCAACGCGCAAAGCCGAGGAGCTGCTTCGTAGCCGTGAAAGCCAGCGGCAACAACAAGAGGTGCTCAGTGCCTATCATGATCGTGAGGAAGATGCTCGCGGGAAATATGAGGACTTTGAACAAGTCGCATACAACCCAAAGCTGCCAATCACCAACGTGATGGCTGAAGCGATTCAGTCTTCAGACATTGGCCCTGATGTAGCTTACTTCTTGGGATCTAACCCCAAGGAAGCTGAACGTATCTCCCGTTTGTCGCCTTACGCGCAGGCAAAAGAAATTGGTAGGCTTGAGGCCAAATTGGCTGATAGTCCACCTGTAAAGAAAACTTCAAGCGCGCCAACGCCAATTACTCCTGTGACTGCTCGGACAACCGGCAGTCCTGCTTACGATACAACTGACCCGCGTTCTACTAAAACTATGACGACGAGCCAGTGGATTGAGGCAGATAGACAGAGGCAATTGCGCAAGTTGGAAGCACAGAAAAACCGCTAATCACTTCTTAAAGGAAAATTCGTCATGGCGAATAGTATTCTTACCATTGATATGATTACTCGCAAGGCTCTTGAGATCCTTGAGAATAATCTGGTTCTGACCCGTAACGTCAACCGTCAGTACGACGACAGCTTTGCTGTTGAAGGTGCCAAGATCGGTTCCACCCTGCGTATCCGCCTGCCTGACCGCGCTCTGGTGACGGACGGTGCCGCCCTGCAAGTTCAGGACGACAACGAGCAACACACCACTCTGTCTGTTGCTTCGCAAAAGCACATTGGCGTGAACTTCACCTCTGCTGAACTGACCATGCAGTTGGACGATTTCGCAGAACGTGTTCTGAAGCCTCGTATTAGCCAACTGGCTTCTTCGATTGATGCTGACGTTGCCAATGCTTACAAGACCATTGGTAACTCTGTCGGCACTCCTGGCACGACCCCTGGCACCTCGTTGGTTCTGCTGCAAGCCCAGCAAAAGCTGAACGAAAACGCTGCCGTGATGGGCTCCCGTTATGCCACCGTCAACCCTGCCGCTAATGCTGGTTTGGTTGAAGGCATGAAGGGTTTGTTCAACCCCACCGACACCATCAGCAAGCAGTTCAAGAATGGCATGATGGGCACTGGCGTTCTGGGCTTTGATGAGATTAACATGTCTCAATCAATCAAGGTTCACACCACCG